TAGTGCATTACTTTCGGCTATAAACTTTTTTAACGCTTCTATTTCGGCTTTTTGCTGGCGTAGCACATTAGGTATCTCGTGAACAAGTCTGTCATATTCTTCGCCTACAAACATTTTTTGTAATTCATCAGCCAGTTCATTTGCGTTCATTCTTGTGCCTTTCTTAGTATTGCTCTAGCAAAGTTGTAATAATTTTTTCCGTTGCCAAGCCATTCGCTAATTATTTCCTCATCTGTTAAATCTTTTGCTGGATGGGTATAGAGTGGAAACCATTTATAGCCTTGACTATCCACTTCTTTTTGCTTGTGAAAAGCAATCACACCATCTTGCCTAGCCCACGCTACTGGTTCACTCATATTGGGTAACCAACAGTCAAGTAGTTAACCCCAAATACTACAAAACAGATAAATAAAGCCATTAAACCGCCTAAAATAAAATCTCTCATGTCAATCTCCTATTGAAAAATACGATAGCGTGGGTGGCAAGTAACTTCTACGGGTACATCGGTTGTTACATTGTTAATTTTACGCTTGGCCGTAATGACTACGGGGCGTGTTCCTGCTGATTCGCACTCATTGATACCAAGAATAACTTGTGATCGGGTCATGTGATAAGCCATTTTGTCGGTTTCAAGGCCAACATTAGGCGTTTCAAATGAACTGCAAGCGGCCAATGCAAACGGAGTAAGTAAAAGTAAATATTTCATATCAATCCTTAATAAAAAAATGTTTTGGGTAACCAGCAAAGCAAAGGTCTGCTTTCCAGTCTGCAATTACGGTTTCAGCTTCTGCAAGCGTTTTTCTGTTTGTAGTAGTACGGCCGTGCGGTGTATCTACATAAACAGTAAACCAACCGTTTTTTTGCTGTTCAATGTGATATGTGGCTAAACCGTTATAAAAATCTTTGGAGTGTGCGTATGCTGAATGTGCGGCTGAATCTTCTGATTCGATACGACTTTTGCGTTGTGCTGATGATTCCATTTTTTATCCTTTTCTATTTCACTCGCCAATCGAGTAATGCAATTATATGTTAAGCCAGCTTAATAAGTCAATGGGTTTTAAGTAAAAAAACAACGATTATTAAAAATAAATTTGGGCAGTATTTGGCAGTTACTAGCAATGGGCGAGAAAGCCGCAAAATTACCCAATTACTGCATCCTACTATGGCGGCTTAACGCCCTAATAAGGTGACCTACTAACAACTAACACTCACGCCCACGATATTCTGCCGAGCAGGGTACGCCACTTGGCGGTTAGGAAAGGTAACCCGTGTAAATACACGAAAGTTGCTTTCGGTCATTGTAAGGTGGGTCAGCAGTCCCGTGAAGGAGCGTAAATTTTGTTTACTCCTGCCGCCCATGATTGATTATATTCCGTTCTTGATTTGATAAACCCGTAACAAATGCTCGAAACATTCCCAGCCCTTTTGAAGCTGGTCTTGCTCTACTTCAATCAATTTCACTTCATTGGTTGTACCGTTTACAAACACGATGGCGCATCTAGCCGATGGCAAACCAAGCCCCTCACGGTAAGCGGCCAATTGCATCTCATGCTCAAAGTAAACATCTATTTTTTCAAGGCTGGTATCTTTGGTCTTGAAATCAACGATAAAGCCTGTTTTAGCCATTAGATCGCATTTGCCACCATAGCCTAGCGGATGGCCAAACGACCGTTCTGCAAGCCACGGTTGATCTCCAAAAGCATCTTTAAGGGCAACATCAATTTTATCCAAGTAAGCAGGCTTTTCAGGCATATACATCTGCTCAAAGTAACCCTCGATAATGGCATGAATCTTTGTACCCCTTTCAGCCGCCTCACGGCCAGTAGCCTTTGAATCCTGCATGACACGGGATAACCATTCCTGCTCTGCTTCACCGTCTAATCTTGGTAAAGTTAAAGCCGCCAACAAGACTTGTTGTTGCTTCCATGTATCAAGCCCTGCTTTTGATAGCTGTCCGTTAATTGTTGTAACACTTGGCAAAAGTCCAAGTTTCCGTGCGTCACGAAGCGTTGTTGGTCGTTCCCCAGTTTTGCCGATGGTTGTGTAGGCTGGAGTTCCCGTTTTAGTGTACCAATGACCATTTTCTTGTACCTTTTCTTTAACTATCATTTGTTGCTTTCAATGTGGGTGGGGTACTTGCTGGTTGCCTTTGCATTTCAGCTAACTGGTCAACCCCGTCATCGCTATCAAGACCTAGACGGTTGTTTTCCCCCATAAATCAAAAAGGAATATCGTCAAGTTTAGTATCTTCAGCTTTTGGCTCATCTGCTTCCCTAGCTTTTTGTCCACGCCATTCCGATGATTCTGTAATCTTTTCTTTGTAATACTTTGGCAAACCATCATATTTAGCTTGATCAAATTCTGCTAACCAAAAATGCAACGGTACATTTATACCCTCTGGCTGAACTGCTCTTAACGCTGAAGGAACGGGGCTAATACCGCTAATATTTGCGTACTTGCCATCTTCTGAGTGGGTAATGTTGACCATGCAAAACTTGTCTAGCAAATTACGCAAATCAAATTTCTTGCGATCTTCTGCGGTCATTTTCTTGTTAGACCATGCTTCTAAGTCTTGACGCAATCTAGCTTGATCCCCAAGGCTGACTGTATAACGCTTAGACACAATCAAAGGTTTACCGTCATCTGTTTTTAATGGCTGGTCGGCATCGTCATTACCATGTAATTCCCAAGTCAATACAACCTTGTGCATAATCTTGGTTTCGCCAGCCCATTCAGTAGCTTGGTGGCCTAAATCAATTACGCTATATAGCCGTGCCATATGCAACCCTGCTGGGGCTATTTTAAATTCTTTACTGTTGTCTGAAATAATCATTATGCGTTCCTAAAAATAGTTGAAAAGTCATTAAAAACTGCTGTTAAAACGGGGTTTTTTCTTGCTGGGGTAGGTAAGCCACACGCATAGCGTAGGTCACCAATCTCATCTGCTGTAATAAATACCCCATCCTCGAGGTCTTTAAAGATGCGTTCCAAGTGTTGTTGGAAGCTGTGAAAGTCTTGATCTTGCTCACTCATACGAGTTCTCCTATTAACACGGCATATACCGTATTTAGATATTAAGCCAACTTAAAACATAAAGCAATACTTTATTTGCAAAATGTTGTAAAAATGTTAAGATAGCTTATGGATAAAATTACATCAACAGCAATGATTCGACTTTTAGGCGGTTGTACACGGGTATCCAAGATAGTTAATGTATCCGTTCCAGCCGTGTCTATGTGGCAAAACGGGGACATTCCCTACGATAAGCTGGTGATCCTTGCCGCCACCCTAGAAAAAGAATCGCATGGCTTAGTAACCCGTAGAAACCTGTTTCCTAATAATTACAAATTAATATGGCCTGAGTTGGAATGAGCAACCCATTTGAAATATTAGAGCCTACAGTTATTAGTTTTAGTGGTGGTCGTACTTCAGCTTATATGCTTTGGCGAATATTAGAGTCCAATGGGGGGGGGGTTGCCTGATGATGGAATTGTGGTTTTTGCCAATACTGGTAAAGAAGAAGAAGCTACTTTAGAGTTTGTAAGAGATTGCGGTAAAAATTGGAATGTAGATATTCATTGGGTTGAATATTCATGGAATGAAGAAGCAAAATTAAGGTTTAAAAAAGTTGATTTTGAATCTGCAAGCCGAAATGGTGAACCTTTTATGGAGATGATTCATGAATCTACAGGCTACCTTCCTAACCCAGTTGCTAGGATATGTACAGCACAACTTAAAATCCGCACTATAGATAAGTATTTAAAATCTTTGGGCTGGAAACATAACGAAAACATGGATTGGGTTGGTATTCGTGCTGATGAGATGCGTAGAGCCGCCAAAATGGACAGAGAACGAACTCCATTAGTAACGGCTGGAGTTACTAAAGAAACGGTAGGAAAGTTTTGGAAAGAACAATCATTTGACCTTGGATTACCTAATATGAATGGCGTAACCATGCACGGTAACTGCGATTTATGTTTTCTCAAGCCTACCCATCAAATCATTAGCCTTATTAGAGAAAAGCCTTCTAGGGCCGATTGGTGGATAAAAGCAGAGATGTCTGTCCAGACATCGAATAAAACTTTTGGGGATGGCGGTAGGTTTCGTAAAGACCGACCAAGTTACTCGGAATTAAAAGCATTTGCTTTATCGCATGATGATATGTTTCCAACAGATGAAGAAGGAATACCCTGCTTTTGTGGTGATTGATGTATAATTATTGGGCAGAGTGAAGTCTGTTTAGTAGTTACCCATCATACCAAGACCTTTTTGGACTGATCTGAGTGTTTACTAAATGAGATGATGGGCATTTATTAAGCAACTTCACCTTAGATCAGCCCAAAGGGGTTTTTCTATTTCTGCCGTACTCCAAACGATATCAAGCACTTAAATGGGTGGCGTGGAATAGAACATAGGCTGGTTTACACCTGATCGCAAGCCTCGCTGACTTAAATGGGTACAGCACAAGTTATAGGAACAATGGTGAGACAAGCCCTATAACGATTGAACATTACCTTAGGAAGCATTAGTTCAAGTACAACTTCTTGAATGGATGAAGGCTTATCACCTTTGGGCAACCTATGGCAAAAAAACAACACTAAGGGAAAACACCTATAAAATAATTAAGAACATTAAGACAACTTAACATATACTTTCTACATGGAAAACTTAATGTTAATTTTTTCTGTAGGAATATTCGCCATACTTGGTGCGGTAATGTTCTTTTTATTCATAATTCTTTATTGGGTGAAAACATGACTTGGAACTTGCGTTTAGTAAATTTGAGTAGTCCATATGAGGATTACTTTGAAATTCGTGAAGTGTATTACGACACGATGGGTAAACCAATTGGCCACAGTAATGCGGCTGTTGGTGGCGAAGATAGATTAGAAGTAGATCGGTACATCCAAATGTGTAAAGAAGCTCTTGATAAACCAATCTTGAAGTTTGCTGATGCTGAAAGATCAAACAAAACTCAGATGTTAGAAGATGAATGTGCGGCACTAAGGAAACAGATTAATGAACTTCAATGAATTTTATAGTTTATATCCCCGTAAAATGGGTCGTAAAGACGCTGAACGGGCATGGAACAAGCTAACCCCTATCCAGCAAGCAGAGTGCCTAGAAGCCATGCCTAATTACCTTAAATACTGGAAGATCAAGGAAACGGCTAAAGACTTCATACCGTACCCCGCATCATTTTTGAACGCTGAACGCTGGACTGATGAGATTGACATCGAGCCAATTCAAACCAAGAAGCCTGAATTACCGTGGTATTCAAGCGAAGAATTAACTAAAGCTAAAGCCCAAGAAGTCGGTTGTCAGGCATACGCTGGTGAAGGTTGGCAACAATGGCGAGCACGAATTTCACAGAAGATAAAACAATTAGATGAACAACTTTAAAGATAGAGTTGAATATTTAGCCCAATCTTATGTAGCTATTGCCAAGCGTTACCGTAGTTGGGAATCAGTAAAAGTATTAATTGAACGCAATAAAGATACAGAAGAAGCTGTTAAAAAAAGAATAAAGGAATTACTTAGGAAATGAGAGAGATAGACCCAAACAAATGTATAGACTTTATATTAGAAAACGCAGGTAAGTATGCACAGGCAAAAGGTGAGTTAGCCCAACTAGAAACATTTAAGAGTTCACTTAAAGCCATTATGATGAAAAAGTCTAATGAGCAAACTATTGGAGCACAAGAGCGTGAAGCCTACGCTTGCCAAGAATATCAAGATTTATGTAAGGCCATTGGTGTAGCTACAGAAAATGCTGA